ATGAAAAAGGATTTAAATTATTATCTAAATTTGCCTTATAAAATCGAGCTTAGAAAGATAGCGGACGATGAAGGCGGCGGCTGGGGTGCATTTATGCCCGAATTTAAAGGTTATGCTTTGTTTTGGGGCGATGGCGATACAAAAGAGGAAGCATTAAACGATCTTGATGCCGCTTTTAAATCTACGCTTGAGAGTATGTTAGAGCATAATGATTTTATTCCCGAGCCTGCTTCTGATAAGAAAATTCGTGTAAATGTAAGCCTTTCGCAATCTTTGCTTGATGCTATCGACAAGGTTACGAGCAACAGATCACAATTTTTAAGTGAAGCTGCGAATTTGAAGCTTAATGGGATTTAGTAGATTTTTCTATAATGTTGCAGTGCGACATTAAAAAATTCTATTTCGTTATTTATTTGCTTTAGATACTCGAGTATTTCTTTATTTTTATAGTGATTTGATATTACGAAAATTTTTCTTATGCTTTTTCGTCTTAGTTTTATATAGTTTTTTTGTTCGTATTCTCTGCAATTATATACAAATTTTTTAATGCTATTTAGATCGGCTTGCTTTTTCCAGTTTTTGCATTGAACTAATACTACTTCAATTCCTTTATAGCATATTAGATCTATTCCCTCGTCAAAGTATCCCTCGTTTATTCCTTTGTAATATACCTTATAACCGTGTTCTTTGAATAATCTACCTATATAAAATTCATATTCATCGCCTTTTTCTTTATTTGTTTGTTCTTGGTAATCTTTTTTATATTTAGGTTTCCAGTCTTTTTTATATTCAAAATTCTTATGATCTGTTTTCGAGTATTGGTCTGCTATTAAAGAAAGTAGCAAAAATGGTATTATTATCATAAGAAGGATTATAAAAAGCCACATTTTATTTTTCCAATTGCTTTTTTAATACTCTAGCTTTTATATCGCTTAGGTAAAATTCTTTTTCTAATTCGTTTAGGCTTCTAAATAGTTTTATTATTTCTTGTTCTGCTTTGCTAAAATTATTTGAATTTTCATTTTTAAAATTCATTACTATATTGTATAAATTTGGTTTTTCTCTTTTCCAATTATAAAGTGTGGGTGTCGTGATATTTATATATTCGCAAATTTCTCGTATTGTCAAAATTTTTCCTTTTTTCTATTGACAATGTCTAAATTATTTTGTATAATGTGTTTAAATATTTTAGACATATAAACAGAATGTTTAATATATTTTAAAAGTCCAAAAATATTTTAGCTTATTTTTGCTAAATATTTGCGAAATTCTTTTTAGAGTTTCAGACCCGAGCACGTCTTTAAACTGTTTGGGGGGTGGTTATAAGCTCCGCCCCCGTTAAATCCAAAAGCTTGACGAAATTTTCCTTAAAGGAGCTTTATTATGATTACCTACCTTATTGGGCTTGTTGACGAAGTTCGCCCCGTTAAAAATACAAATCGCCAAACTGGCGAAATTACTCAAACGCTTGAAGTTACCGTTACTTACTCCTCTCACGATCTTGAGGGTTATAAAGTTAAAGATACTGAAATTTTGCGTTTACCTATTACGGAGCGTGAAAAATGGCAAGCTTTTAAAGATAAATTTGTCGGAATTCCATATCGCTTTATTTCTGCTGGTCAAAGGGGTAATTTTCTTATCGTTGCCGAGGATATCCAAGTTGAAATTTTTGATAAGTCGCCTTTTGCGGCTCCTACGGTTGCTGCTTCTAAAAAATAGGACTTTCAAAGGTTCTGACCTAGGCAAGTCAAAAAACTACTAGGGCGGTTAGGTTTTCACTTCCTTTCCCGCCCGCACTAAAACCTAGAAAACACATAAAAGCTTCGCTTATAAGTTTTTATGTGTCTTTTAGGCGCAAATTTCAAAAAAGGAGCTTGTTATGGGATTTGCAAGTAAATTTAAAGGGTTTTTGCAAACTTCAAAAGCTAAGGTTTTAGGTGTCGTTGCTGCTGCTTCGATTGTTTGCGTGGATACCGCTTCCGCGGACGTTACGTTTTCCAAGGACAATGGATTTACTGGAACGTTTGATCTTACGTATTTCTACTCTGCTATCGGCATTATCGTTACCGCGATTGCTATCGTTGCCGCTATCGGTTTAGCTTTGCGTCAGTTCCGCAAAATTTAGCGTCTTTGCTCCTACCTCCCGTGTGTTCGGGAGGTATGTTTTTGAATAGAAAAAAGGTGTCGTATGGTTTCGTTCGATTTGTCCGCGCTTATTCTGGCGTGTCAAACTTTGCTAGGCATTTTTACTGCTTCGCTTTTTGTAGTGAAAGCGGTTTTATTGGGCATAAAAGTTTTTAGACGGGCTTAGAAATGCTTTCGATAGATGTTACGCAGCTTGGGCTTAGCTCAGAAACTTTAAACGCACTATTTGCCCTAAGTGCTGTGTTAATTGGTTTTGCGTTGCTTTTGTTTGTCGTTTTAATTTGTGTAAAAATTTCAGGTTGAGAAGATGGGTTCAGTTTTAGATGTTACGGGCATAATGAGTTTTGATTTATTTTTTAGTATATATGTTTATATTATTGCTGCGGTTGTTCCTGTATTGTTAGCTGCTGGTGTTATTTCTAATGAGCTTTCTAAGTAGGAATTTAGGCTACACGCGCGAATTATTTTTTAAAAATCGCTTTACGATTTTTTAAAAAATGATGTTTCGCACGCGTGTAGCTCACGCCTCCAAGGCGTGTATCGCGTAGCGTTTGGCGTCTGTCTAGCCGCTTTTATTCATCTGAAAGGAAGTGAAATGCTTAAATTTAAAGCTCTTTTATTATTGTCGCTTTCGTTTTGCTGCCTTTTTGCCGATGATAACCCCCTTGTTCCATTTAAAAATGCTTTCGATTATTTTTCTATTGCCGAGCCCGATATTCCATCTACTAGCCGTTTTTATGAGCCTACTGCCGATAAAGTTTCTCCCGCTACTTTCACTTTCCTAAAATCCGATAATGGTCTTGCCTATTATGATGTCGGCAGCGGTATATATAAACTATCTGACCCCGTAAAAAAAATGATATATACAAATGATGATCGTAAAGATGTCCCTCGTTTTAGTTTTGTTTCTGGCAACTCTTTTTATTCTTATGAATATGCTTTACCTGCTGTTTATACTTTTAAAAATGGCGTCGATTATTACACGCTCGATAAAAGTAAAATTCCCGGCAATGTTAGCTTTGATACTTTTAAAAGCGCTGTTTATACCAGTTATTCGATTGTTTCTACTCTTAAATCTTGTCCTGAGGGAAGTAATTTTAATACCTCTACCGAGCAGTGTCAGGTTTGTTTTCAAGGCGAAGTTTGGGATAAATCACAAAACAAGTGCATAACCGGTTGCCCTGCGGGTAAAATTTATGATCCTGATCGCAAAACTTGCGATGAAATTATTTGTGCTGCTCCCGAGGTTTTGGACAAGCTAACTAATACCTGCAAGCCTTGCTCTGAAAATACTCAATATGATTCTGAAACAAAATCTTGCGTATGCAAAAGTGGCACTTTCAATTTTGAAAATCGATGTGTTTCTACTTGCGCTGATTTTGAGATATTGCAACAGCGCTTTAATTGCGTTTGCTCCCACGGCGAGGGCGATAAAAAAATTAAGGTTACTCAATCTAGCGGTAAAATTTCGGGTAAATTTGAGGGATTTTATGACAAAGGTGACACTATTGTCGGCATAAATCAAGCACCTGATACTATTGTTGCAAATTATTCTTGTGTCGCAAAATGCACCGTCGGTATTATTCGAGTTAATAAAAGCGCTGCTGGCGATGCTATGTGCTCTGGCTTAAATCTTGATGATTTCACTCAGATTGATTTGGACGCCCTGGATAAAAGTATGTCAAATCCTGATAGTGCTAAGACTGATAAAGAAAAAGAGGAAGATAAAAATAAGGACAAGGATAAAGATAAAGGCGGCGGTTCTGGTAAAGGTGATGGTAAGGGTAATGGTTCTACTACCGGTGATGATAATTCAAAGGGTTCTAGCGGCAATATCACTATAGGGGATAATAACAAAACTAAAAATCCTGATAAACCGGGCTCTAATCATTCTAAAGATGATCCCAATAATAATGGTAAGGGTAAGGACGATGGTAGTAAAGGCGATAAGGGTCATAGTGGTAGCGGTAATAACAATGATGGTGTAGGTAAAGGTGATTTTCAAGCTGGCATAGGCGATGGCGACAATGAGGACTATTTTGGTTCTTTAGAGGGTGAATTTAAAGCTTTTGACGGTCTTATCGGCGATCTTAAAGGTTTTAAAGATATGTTTGAAGGTGGCAAGTCTATTCCTAAGCTTAATAGTCCTTCTGTTCCTAAAACTTGCCCTGTTACTCGTAAATTTAGTGGCACAAATATCGAAGCGAAAGATGTTACTTGGGATTTATGTGCTGTCTTAGCCCCTATGCGTGATCCTTTGTATTTTATGTTTTATTTGGCTTTCCTTGTGGGTTTTATGTGGTCTGCCTATAAAATTTTACTTTATGCCTTTAGGAGTTAGATATGCCCGCTATTCTTGGTTGGTTATTTTCAGGTTTGGTAGATGTTTTTTTGTATTTTTTTAATCTTTTTTCTAAAAATTGGACTATACCTATCGTTCGTGCTTATCAAGTTGCTTTTTTTCTTGCTTTTATTGCATTTATAGGTGCTTTTTTCCGTTTTGCTTATAGCGTATATTCTTTCCTATCTAGTGGTATAAATACTTTGAATAACGCTATTGTTAATCCAAATGGTGAGCTTTTAGGCGTTGCTTTCGCGGTTTTAAAAACTATCGGCTTTTTTGAGGCTCTTGCCTCTACTTTTAACGTTTTTGCTCCTTTTTTATTTGGTGTCTTTGCGATTTATGCTCTTAAGGCTCTTTCTAAAATTGCCTTTATTAAATATGATTCTGTTTTTAAAACGGCGCTTTTGTATAGCTCAAATTCTAAGTCTAAAAACGGCAAAAGGTTCTTTAAGAAATGAGCTTAACTTATATTGTCGGCAATCCCGGTTCCGGTAAAACCTATTTGGCTGTTAATAAGCTATATGAATGTTTTATCAGTGATACTAAAACTAATAAGAAAAATTATCGGTTTGCTTATACAAATATTAATGAATTTGATTTTTCTAAGTCAGATAAAATTAAGAAGCTTGATATCGATGAATTTAAATCTAATCTTTCAGTCCTTTATTCTTACTATAAGGCTAAAGTAACCGATAGTGAGCTTATAAAATATGCAAAGGAGCTAAATTTATGTAATGTTTTAATCGTTATCGATGAATGTCATTCAACTATTTTTAGTCAGAAAGGCGATAAGGTCTTGATTTGGTGGCTTACTTACCATCGTCATCTTTATCAAGATATTTATCTTATTACCCAAAATTTAAGCCTCGTCGATAGTGCTTATAAAAAGATTGCAGAATTTTTTTATAAGGCAGTTGACGGCTCTAAACGTCTTTTTTCTAGTCGTTTACGTTATGTATTGTTTAACAGCCCTACAATGTATCAAAAGCGTGATATAGTCGTGGGTGGCGGTATAAGTCTTAAATTTAACCCTGAAATTTATAAACTTTACCATAGTGGTGATGAAACGAAACATAAAAGTCTTATTAAGTATTATTTTTTAGTATCTTTTTTCCTTATTTTTTTAATTGTTGTATTATTTTTATTTTTCAAAGATTATTTTAATACTAGCGATAAAAGCACTCATAAAGTTAGTTCGATTTCTACTTCCCCTGTTGTTGTTAATCAAATTTATGGAAATACTGCGGTTTCGGTTGATAAAAATGTTTCTATGGCTCAAATTCAGTATTCATATTTTATAAGGTGCATATACACTGATTGCGTGATAGATGGTTATGCTCCTTTCACTTATAAATACTTTTCGCTTATGATCTCTCAAATTGAGCCTATTTATATCGAATACAAAAGCGATACTAAAGGCTTTTTAGAAATTTATGCTTATTTTGATAAGCCTATTTTTGAAAATTTAAAAAAGGAAGTGAAAAATGAAAAGGATTCTTTTAGCACTAGTTCTGTCGTTAAATCTGCTTTTGGCAAGTGAGGTTAAGTTAAATTTATTAGAATTCGCCAATCTTGCTAGCGTAAATTCAAACACTGATATTCTTATATCAGACGATATTAATCCTAATGAGTTTTATTTTTATACGAATAAGGGCTCTCGCGTTTCTATATCGCATTTTCGTAAGGCGATAGAGATCAAGGGGCTTAGGCTTGTGCGAAATAGTGATTTTTACTACGTAGAAAATAAAGCTCTTGATAATAACGGCACTTTAACTCCTAAGGCTAAGCTTCGTTATCTTGAGCTTAAGAATAATACCTTTGACGATGTATCCAAGATTATTAAATCGACTACTGATTCAAACGATTTTAATTCTACTTCGTCCAAGGTCGAATATATAAAATCTACTAATTCTGTTGTTTTTAAGGCTAATGACGACGATTACAATGATATTATAGATTTTGCGCAGCGCTCTGATAAAAGGCTTGAGCAGGTAAATTTTAAGCTTACTATTTTAGAAACTAATCTCAATAATGCCGAAAATATAGGCACAAATCTAAATTCTCTTGCCGATGTTGTTACCCGTGCCGACTTTAATTATTTTGTAAATTTGATAACTATGCCTTACACTGCCGAAACTAACGTTGTCAGAGATAAGAAAAAAGGATTTTATGGGGTTTTAAATTTACTTGTTAAAAATGATGTTACTTCCGTTAAGCAATCGCCTTATTTAGTTGCCAAAAATGGTACTCCCGTTTATTTCTCATCTGTTAAGAATATTCCTTATCTTAAAAATACTTCTACCTATTCTAATGCTTCTACTACTACGCAAAACACTTATGATTATCGCGATGTAGGTTTGAAAGTTTCTATTACTCCAACTATATTGAAAGACCATATTGATTTTGATTTAGATCTTGTCGTTGAGGATATTTTAGATGAAACAACTTTAACTCCTCAAACGTCAAAGAAAGAGTTAAAATCTAATTACTCAATCAACAAGGGCGAAATTTTAGTATTAAGTGGGATCAATAAAGAAACAGCTTACGAGTATCGCAATGGTATTCCGCTTTTAAAAGATATCCCGATTATCCAGTATTTGTTTTCAATCAAACAAAAGGTTATCCAGAAGTCCGTTATTACGCTTACAATCGAAGCGTTTTGATGAGGCAGGTGCACGCCTAGCGAGGCGCCCCGCGCCCGGCGCAAGGCGGGGCTCCTGACTCAATAAAATAGGTAAG